GTCAAGCCTGACCGCTCCGTCCAGCATCCATGATTCCACGCCTTCGCGAATGACAACCTCGCCATAGCCTGCAACAGCCAGAGCGCCTTTAACGGACTGCGGTGTGCCTTTGATCCGGTGTGTTGCTGCGGCCGCTTTAATGATGGCCCGCTTTTCCGCAACCGTTGCTCCGGCTGGCCAGCTGTCAACCGAATGTGCCCATGCCAGAAAGGGGAGCGCGGATTCCGGACAGGCGTCCGGATCAGTCACGTCGACCAGAATCTGTGTGTCCAGGCTAAAGGCGCGGCTGGCCGCGATGTCGATGGCAAAGATGCCTTTCGGCTCACGGTCTGCGCCCGGATGCGGCGCACCGGGAAGCAATGATCTGTCAGCGCGCGCAACCACTATTCACCCCTCCCGGTAACCGACACGATGATGGATGTGCAGTAAGCCGCCTGACCTTCCGACACTTCGATCCGTTCGGCGGGCGATGTTAAAACAACTTCCTTCACGCCTTCGACCTGCAGCGCGGCATACAGGCCGCTAAGAGTGACATCACGGCCGCACGCATGACATTTTGCCGCATATGAACTGACCGATTTGCGGGCGTTTGCCAGCACAGTTTGTGCGTCCGGCCCGTAAAAAAGAACCAGCCCGGCCGCAATCTGATATTCAAGAATCTCTGCGCTCATCACGGCCACTTTATCGCAGATCGGCCGGACAGCATCAGGGGTCAGCGCATCAAGAACAAACGGCAGGATGCCAAAGCGTTCGCCGTCGACCAGCACGCCCTCCAGAGCGCCCGTCAATTCGGTTGAGCCCGCAACAAAATTATTATCCAGCGTAAAGACAGCCCCGCCTTCGAACGTCAGCTGCAGGCCGTTCGGCAGGTCTGCCAGAACATCCTTGACCGTAATGGCCGTTGCGCCGTTTTCATACCCGGCCGGATTATCCACCCGAGCACCATAGCACGCGCCGTTGCCGGTCTTGGAAAGCACTGCCACGTTGACGCGGCCGCCGATGCCCGGATTCCAAACGGCAACGTTCTTAATACCGCTATGCGCGCTGAGGGCGTGGAAAGTGTATCCACCGATGGAGCCTGCTGTTGAATAGGCCTCCGGAGCCAAAACCAAGCGGCGGCGGTAGGCTTCATTCTCTTCACCGGCGAGGCGGGCGACCGGCACGGCCATCGATGCGCCGATGTGATCCAGATCTGCGTCGAGGGCAAACGCCAGCATACGCGCCTTGGCTTTGTCGTTCATCTTCTGACGAAGCATCATCTCCCGATAAGCTGCCACCTGCAGAACAGCATAAGCCGGATCGGACTCCACTATTGCATCGAACGCCGGATCGAGCTGCCGAAGGTTGGAAAGCATCTCCTGAAAGATGGAATCGAAATCCAGCTCCTCCACCACCTGAGGCGGCGGCAGTTTACTCAAATCGATGGCGGTAAAAACGGCACTCACAAATCCAATCCTTCCAGCACAATCGCTTCTCCGTTATGCTTGTAAAATCCTTCCATAGTTAGAGACACCTCGCCAGACTGCGGCACCTCAGCCTGAACCCGCGTGAGAGTAATGCGCGGCTCCCAACGATCCAGCGCCTTGGCCGTGGCCGCGTAGAAATCGACCAGCGTTTCCGAGTTCATCGGCGCGTCCACCAGACTGTAAAGTTCGCTGCCGTATTCCCGGCGCATCACCCGCGTCTCGGGAACGGTTGTCAGAATGTCCTCAACGCTCTGGCGCAGATGTTCCACTCCGCTCAGCGGCTTTCCAGTATGCTTATCCATGCCTCTCATTTTGCATCGCTCCTCATCACTTGGTCAGCAACCAGCGGAAGAACATAGGCGGCGGTATAGCCACGTTGCCGCATCGGATGGTGCGCGACAACGATCTCTGACCAGCCAGATCCGAAGCGTCCATCCATCAGCTCAACAATTCGGCGCTGCGAATATCCGCGCCGGACAAGTTTTCCGATCAGCTCCGCCTGCACCCGGTTCATTTGCATCACTCCGCCTCCGCATCGATGGCGTTTTGAAAAAGCGGCTGGCGCCAGAACTCATCCGCGGTTTTACGAAAGAAGAACTGTCCGCGATCGATCTCGCCGCCGACGGTTAACCATTGCACAGCGATGCCGGGATTCGGCCCTCGCAGCCAAGGATCTGAAATCCTGAACCGCCGGAGCTTTGCTTCGTCGGTGTAATACACGTTTCCATTGGCCAGCGGCTTGCGTTTGATTTTTTGCTGTGTGCTCACGATATCTCCAATTCAACTTCAAAAAAACTGAGCTTTCCAATCATGGGAACAAACCGGCAGGGCCTTGCGTTTTCCAAAATGAACCCGTAAGGCCCGAAAAAAAACCGATTGTCGGAACTGGTAACACAGCCCGTCATCTCGACCGTTCCAACCATTCCGCCGCGCTCAAACGCTTCAGGTTCCGGCATCTCGATATCCGGGAAAGAGCTTTTGACAAAATCGTATCCCAGCCGGTCGAACTGTTTCCCGGCATGGATTGCCAGCGGGCCTTGATATCCTGTTTTCCAGCGGCGATTCTCCACCGGCTTATGGCCGTTCACAATCAGCCATGCCCACGGTTGCTGAATGGAGAGCGCCTTCACTTGTTCGCCTCCGGTGCTTCGCATTCAATGCTGGTTGTGTAGCCGCTGTTCGAAAAAGAGTGGGTAGCCTTGGTGACAGACCATGTGCCGCATAGTTCCTTGCGCAGGTCGGATATATTCACCGCGCACTCGGCGGCCAGCAGTGGCATGCCCGGCAGCGTAAATGAAGGGGTTGCCTTGCCGCGCAAAATGCGGTCGAGTTCCGCCTGGGCGGCGCGTCCGGCTTCATCAGGCGTCGCGAACGTTCCGCGCAGCTTTTTAACCGGCGGAGCATCTCCGGCCGTCACAGTCAACTGCTCGGCGGCTTCCAGATCCTGCCAGACCGCCTCGACAGACTGATAAGCCTCGCGATCTGCAATATTCATGCCCCACGATGTCAGATCCGTGCGGCTTAAGCGCACCGCTGCCAGCATCCGGCCTGATACGCTCTTAGCCTGTCCTCGCGGAACAAAAACGAGTGCGCCGCCGGACGGCTTGGCTACCGCGTTGCGTTCGTTGGCCATGCGGGTCAGAAAGTTCAGATCGCTTTCTTCCGTCTGGTCGATATGCGCAATGATCTCGTTTTCAAACTCCGGGAAAATCCGGGGTTCATACCCGGCTTCGGCTGCAATCTGCGTCACAATCCCGCCCAGCGTCTGGTCATGCCACGAGCGGGTTTTGTGCTCCTTTAAAGCCGCGTTAAATCCCTTCAGCGTATCCGAATTGCCGACGTGCGCCGCTTTCGCCTTCAGCGTCAGCGTGTCCGGAGGGCCGTCGATATCGGCCTCGTCGAAGATGTAGAGGCCCATCAGCTCCAGACCGGTTTCTTTATAACCGAGCCACACCTTCAGCTCTGCGCCGCTTGCAGGCAGAGCAATGGAATTGTCGCGGTCATCCAGTGTCACCTCAAACGTGTCGCTCTGCAGTCCTTCGTTGTCCGTGATCGATGCGGAAATCAGCCGGCCGCGAATGGCGGTCGTCACATCCTTATCGTTCGCTTGAATTTTGTAGTCTGGTTTCACAATCGCCTAAAAAATTTCACTTTTCGCTGTTTTATTTCATTCGCGCTTCTTCGCGTGATTCACGGTTAAAAATCTCAATCCCACAGCCTCACTGTTTTTTTCACTGCCGTTTGTTTCACCGGTGCACCCAGATCCGGCAGCAGGATCCGTGTTCCTTTGGGCGGCAGCGGGCCAAGGCCCGCCAAGCCCGGATTGGCAGCCAGAACCTTTTCCGCTGTGCCGAGCGTATGGCCGTAATGGCGGAAGCAGATCAGATCCACCATGTCGCCATCCTTCGTGATGTAGGTTACGTCAGCCACGCATCCACTCCTTGAATTTCTCCCACAGCGCAATCGTCATCGCGGCAGGCCAAAACATTAAGCAGATTAAAAAGAACAGAAGCATCCAGCGGTTGGAACTCCATAGCCGGACGCCCGACTTCCGGGCATCGTGCCGGAACCAGCACAGCAGGCAGACCAGCCCGATCAGCAGATAAACCTCAAAAATTAAAAGCGCTGTACTCACTTCACATCCTCTCCATACGCACTCAGCTGGATTGAAAATTCCTGCTTGCGGGCTACGCCGTCGCTGAAGAACGATCCCTGCTTTTCCGTGATGTTTTCAATGCACCATTTGCCGCGGATAAACCCGAGCTGATCCACAAGAATCTGCGGCTCGCCGGTGTCGGCCAGTTTGCGCAGCGCTTCCACCTGACCCAGCCCGCCTTGTTCGGCGAAAATCACTCCGGCCAGTGTAATGGTGTCATCGCCTTTTCCGGTGAACTGCCTCGCCGGTGCGCGACCGGCCCGCTCCTGGGCAGGCCAGCGCCACGACGTGGATCTCGACAGCGAATCATACGCCGCCGTACTGATCGAAAACTTGTAGCTGCCGATGGCCAGCATTACCCGCCTCATCGCACACCTCCGAGAAAATCGGCAATCGGCAATCTAAAATCATCAATCATAAAGCCTCCCGTTCCGTTCCGAGCGGGCCTGCCGCTCACGGGCCGTCAGCTCACGGGAAACCGCCTGTGCCACCTCTTCGCCGCTCTGGCCGGGCTGCTGCACAATCTGGATCGGCGCATTCACGGTGGAGTTGTTTGTGCTGGCGGAACCGGCCATGGCAGGCAGCGCATCGGCAGGCAGCGGCGTGGCCGCGACGGCAAGGGATGCGGCCGCTCCGGCCACCGCGCCTTTGCCCATGCCGAAGAATTTGCCGACCGATTTGATCTTTTCCCACGCTCCACCAATAAAATCCAGCGCCGGGCCCCACGCCTGCATCACCAGCCCCAGCGGAGTCCAGGCGAACATCTTTTTTAGAAACTCCCAAACGACACCGGCTCCGGTTTTAATGCCGCTCCAGACGGTGTCCCAATTCTTTGCCAGCGCATAAATCGCCACACCGATAGCCACGATGCCCACAACAATCCAAGTGATCGGGTTGGCGGCCCACGCCGCATTCCATGCCCACGTGGCAGCCGTCGCCAAAAGCATCCCCACCTTGATGGCAACCAGACAGGTCACCAGCCCTCTGATCATATCTCCGAGGATTGGATACTTGGCAATTCCTTCGGCCACCCATCCGGCAAACCTGGCCACCGGCTTCACCACGGCATTCACAGCAGGCAGCAGCGTTGCGGCGAACACGACACCCAGCTGGGCCAGATTCTGTTTGAGCATGGTCACCTGTGCTCCGGACGATTTCAGGAACCGGGCATATTCTTCGTTAACCAAGCCTGACGTTGCCGCCACCTTCAGTTCCTCGTGCGCTTGCTTCACCTGGTCGAGCTGATCAAGTAGCGGAACAATCCCGCGTTTGCCTTCATCAGAAAACAGTTCCTGCAGCAGCGCACCGCGTTCATCAATATCCATCCCGTCAAGTGATGCCTTCAATCCGTCGAGCGTGGCCATCAGATCGAGCGATCCGTCCGCCGAACGCACCATGTCAAAACCCAGCTCTTCGCTGGCTTTCCCCATGTTCTTTAAAACCGCATTAAACGCCGTTCCAGCCATCGATCCCTGCAGGCCCGCCGTATTCAACTGGCCGATCACCGCGGCACCCTGCTCAAGAGGAACCTTGGCCGATGCCATCGAAGAGGCTGCATATTTCATGCTCTCACCCAGCTGGCCGAAATCACGGATCTGAAATTTAAACTGCGTCTTGGCCAGCACATTGCCGATGCGCTCCATTTTTTCTTCAGCCGAGCCGGTCATCGCCTCGCCCAGATTGTTAAAGGTGGTTGCAAAAATCTCACCCACCTGTTCCGGAGCGCCTTTGGTCACCTTCGCCAGTTTATGCACCAGCTCAGTACCGGCGCGGGAAACTTCTTCGGAAAGCCCGGCGGAGTTCAGCGCATATTCAATCGTTAGAACTTCCTGCTGCGAAGCCAGAGAGTTCTGGGCAAACTGCCGCGAGTGCGCCATTGCCCGTCCGACGGCGGCATCCTTGTCGCCGTCCTGGGCGTTGATCACCGTCCGGAGATAAAGCCCTTCCTCCTCCAGGTCCGCCGCCGCGCCGATCAGCTTGCTCATACCAAACGCCGCTGCGCCTCCCACCAGCATCGATCCGCGGGCCGCCCTCATTTTGCTCGCGGCCGCATCGCGCCGCTCCGCTGCCTTCAGCATCCGGTCGGACTTGCCAATCTCCGCCTGAAAAAGTTTATGCTGCTTGATCGCCGTACCGATGCCCGTGGCATAGTCCTTGATCGACTTCCGGGCCGTGGACATCGCCTGAGTGTGCGATCCGGCCAGCGCCGCGCCGATCACCAGCCTGACATTTAAATCACTCATAGCATTAAACCTTTTGAGTCTCTTTAACGGCCTTCAGCCAGTCGAGAAGCTCCGGGCCTTCCATCTCCAGCAGATCGCTGCGTGACCAGCCCGTATGGCTGGCCAGAATTATGCAGGCTTTGCGGGCGTCGGACGGGGTGAGGACAAAAAACCTGTATAGGTCTCCTGCATCGTTTTGTAATCCGCCATATCCATCCCGCCGATCACCTCTTCGGTCACATCGCACAGGTTGGCGAACAGCTTCACTTCTTTGGCTGCATCGGTCTTGCCGGTATCCGCCGCCACCATATCGCGCACTTTCGGACGCCGCATCTTCATCTCGCTAATCTCTGCACTGCCGTCGCTGACCGGATATTTCAGTTTGATCGTTTCCATTTGATTGCCTCCTGTTGATTAAGTGGAGCGCACATTATCCGAATTAGATATCCTTCGGCAGACTGCACCGGCACAGTCCGGCCGGAAAAGAAACAGGCCCCCTCAACCGGAGTTGAAGAGGCCCGCTGACGTGAATTTAAACGGCCTTTAAATACCGAGTGCGTCGCGCTGCTTCTGCAGCTGATCCACGCCGCCGATTTTGCGAACCATGTTCAGCACATCAATTTCATAGATCGGCTTTCCATTGATCTCCAATTTGTAATAGACGCAGGTGACGGCTCCTTTGAGCTCGGCGTTGTCGCCGGGCTTCCACGAACCGGGATCCTGATCCTTGAGCCGTCCGCGCATCTGGGCCACGATGGCCTGGGAACCTCCCATTTCATCTTCAGCATAACCGCGCATCGTAACGCCGGTGTTATTGCCGAGTGTCAGGCCGAAGAGCTTCAGCACCTCCGGATCATATTCGGCCAGCGTGAACGAGCCTTCGAGCTTTTCAAGGCCCATATCGAAATCTATCGGCGCGTCCAGTCCACCGGCGCGATATTCTTCGAGCTTCGCGGTAATTTTCGGCAGCGAAAGTTCCGTAACCTTTCCGGCCTGACCGCGTCCTTCGACGATCAGATTCATGTTTTTTAATTTAAGCGGCAGCATGTTTATCCTCCTTGTTTAAGCAAAAATATCCCGGATGTAATCATTCACCAAATGGCTGCGGAAGATCACCTTCTCAGCCGGATACGGCGGCGTGAAGTCATAGTCAAAACAGACCTGGCCGTTTGAGATGCTTTCAGGTGTATTCAACTCTTCGTCCACCCAGGCGCTGCCGCCAAGAATGGCTCCCTGTGCCGTGAGATGGCGCAGATAGGCGCTGATCCCGGCCAGCACATCTTCGACATACGTCTTCCTGATGTTGCGGTCGACCGCCCACTGGTGGGCCGCCTGAACCGAATCATTGATGATGTCATTCGTGCGCACCACCGACAGGAATTTCCATTTGGCATCCACGGTGTCACAGGTGCGGTTGCCCCACAGCCGGTATCCGCCGGAACGGATAATCGTCGCGACATGGAAGCCGTTTAATACATCCGCATCACAGGCCGGATCGCCCGCCTGATAATCAATCGGACGGCTCAGGCCGGTGATGCCGGGAATAATCTGATTGCTCGGGCTGCACCAGAACCCTTTTTCAGGATCATTGTCCGTTGCGGAAATCAGTGCGGCCACAAATGGCGAATTGGGCTGGAGAATTCCGCCCATTTCAACAAACGGATCAACCAGATAAGCGCGTTTGCTTCCGATCACCTGCACGGCATGGTTGGCGTTCACCGTGTCAATATCCGGGCCGTCCACCACAAACACCGCCCGCAGGCGGGTTGCCACGGCGGTCAATGCGGCCGCTGCCGGAGCACCGTCGATCACGCCTTCACCGCCGACCTCGTAACCGTCTGCGCACGGGGCAATCAGAATACGGGGTTTAATCCCCGTCACAGATTCCGCATTGAGCAGGGCATAAATTCCGGTACGCTGCGCGGCATCTCCGGCCAGCGTTTGCGCCAGCACGCCGCCGGGGCCCGGATCTTCCACACGCACCACAACCATCACCGGCGAGGTGACGGCAAAGATTGCGCTTAAGCTCTGCCCCAGCGTTCCCAGATCCGGATTCTGAACCGCCGCATTCGCCAGCGCGAGCGCCGCCCGCTGGCCGATTACCAGCACCGGCGTATTGAGCGGAAGTTTTGCCGGATCGGCATCCGGCATGGTTCCAACCAGCCCGATGACCGATGTTCGCACCGTACTGATCGGCCGCACGCCGTCATTAATTTCAAGAATCTCTACACCATGAATTAAATCGCTCATTCCCTACCACCTTCCTCTTTGGTTTCATCCTTCGTTTTTTTAGCCGCCCGGCGGCTTTTTTCACCCGGCTCCGCGCTTTCTGCGTCCGGAGCAACTTTCTTTGCCCTCAGCAGATGGACGGCCTCCTGTGGAGTCAGCGGAACCGGGTCGCCTTCGTCATAGCGGACGCCGTGCAGCCAGAACCCGCGCAATACCTTATATCCGTTGTAACCGACCATCCTGATCCTCCTTGATTTTAGAACTGATTGCCGCCCGGATTCAGGGGCGTACCTTGCACTGTTGTATTCAGCAGCGTTGTTGCACCGGCTACTGAAAGAGTCCCCGTTACCGACACGTTGCCGCTCAGCGTGATGACCGGGGCGGCCACTTCTGCCGAGAGGGCCGCAACCGCCTTCAGGTTGGACTGCGTGGTGACCTCAACGTCTTTGACAGCCACCACATTCACCCGGCCGCCAGCGACGGCGTGTATGTCTTTATCCGCTGTGACCGAAACGGAACCTGCGCAGCCGACCGACATCTCATGCGTGTCCAGGTCGATCTGCAGAAAGGCCCCATCCGAAAAAACCGTTTTGAATATCCGGGGATTGGAAGAGGGATTCGGATTGGCGGCAGATCCCAGCGAGGCCATGATCAGGCCCTGCGCCGGATCTCCATTGCGGCTGATCACCAGAACCTGCTCTCCGACAGACGGTGCCGCCCAGTCGCGACGACCTTCGCCGATCCGGGGAGACAACCACGGCAGGAATGCAGTGTGCAGCTCGCCAATGATCACACGGGCGCGGGCGCTTCCCGCATCCACTTCCGTCACCCGCCCGATCATCACCAGATTGGCAACCTTGCGTTCGAGTTCTTTGATTTTAAAATCGTTATTCATCGCCGGTCACTTTCGTGTAATCGCCGCCGGTTCCGGCATAAACGTCTTCGGGCAGCACGCCGTCGTCTTTAAAAACGGAACTGCCGGTGCGCACCTTTTGCTCCCACGAAACCGCAGCCAGAGCAACGCCCTTGCTGCGCACGTTGCCGTCATAGAGATTGGTTGCCCCGATTCCTTCCGGCACACCGACATCCTGAACGCCGAAGCGCCGGTTCGGCAGCCAGACGGTAATCGCCTCGGTCATGTTTTTCGCGGCCACATCGCGCTTTAACTCGCGGCAATCCGTCGTCACCAGATAGGCCGCAAACTGACAGGTCAAATCTACCCGCGCATCTCCGGCCTCCTCAATTCCTTTAATGCCCAGAAACGAAATCAGCAGAGCCGGAGCCTTCACAGAGATGGCATCCAGCTCCTGAAGATCAAAACGACCGGAATACATCCGGCAGGTTTGCAGCGCGGGCAGGAACTTCTTAAATTCCGCCGTCATTGCGTTTTGCAGTTCATCGATCTTCATGGGGCTGTTTTAACCTTCATTTAAATCCTTCGGCACACTGCGCCGATGCAGTTCATCCGCGCAGCAGCCGTTCAATAAACCCGGCACAGATGGTTTCAATCTCATCCCGGTTGTCTTCACTCAGTCCGAGATACGGGCGGGCCGGGACTCCGGAACCGCGCCCGGAGCTTTTCTTCGAACCGAACTGATGATGCGCCGCGTAAGGCAGGGCGCTGCCGATTTCCACCCGGTTGCCGCGAACCAGATGGGTAATGGAACTGAGCAGGCCGGGGTTGCTCTCTCCCTGCAAGAGACTCTGTCCGCCGTGCCGGGTACGGGCGTATTTGGCAGACCATACCGGCCAGTTTTCTCCGTCCGGCCCGCGCTTCTCATCGCGGATGCGGCTCTGTGTCTGGCTCACCACGGTCGCGCCGATTTCATCCAGCAACCGGGTGAAATCCGGATTGTCCATCCGGGCAAGTAAAGCCTCCGCGCCTTCCAGCCCGTTAACGGTCAACTGGATGGCGATGCTCACGGGACAGGTACCCCGGATTCAGCGCGGCGCACTCCCGCCGAGGCTTGCACCAGAGCAGACATAGAAGTAAGGAACCCCAGCAGGAATGAAATGGTATGCACCGGCCAGGCGGAGACGCTAAAGAAAAATGCCGACGCTGACGCATCCAGCAGAACCATTGCCGGAGCCAGCGCAAGCAGAGGGATCGAGCCGACCCCGCAAAACCTCCATCGGCTGAACGGTTCTGAGGCTGTGAAACAGCCAAGGATGCCGAAAACCATCCCGCTGCTGCCAACCAGCGTTGCATTCTGAGGCAGCAGTGTATATGCAAACAGAAAGGTTCCCATCCATCCGGCAATCAATCCCGGAAGAGCGGCCTTCACGGACATACCTCTCTGCACCCCGTAAAAAAGGCAAACAAACGACAGGGCATTACCCGCTGCGTGCAGAAGGTTTCCATGAACCAGCATACACGTCAATGAATGCAGAATCGCCGTCGCGAGCCCGTCTGTCCGGCGCAACATCAGCCATTCACGCAGCGGGACAACCTGCTGCAGGCCGAACATCGTCATCACAACCGCTGCGCAGATCCAACCGGCCCGCGTGTTTTTACTTCGTGCGCCCATGCCTATCTCCTCGCCTTGTCGATACGGCCGCCGAGGCTCTCGATGCCGGTTTTTAAATCCAGATATTGCATCAGTAGGGGCATCCCTCGTGGTTGCCCGTTCTCATCCAATTGCCCTGCCTGCGCACGCAGCCACATCATCACCAGCGCGTCCGTGCCGGATGAAAGAGCTGTGGTGTTTTCCCCCACAAGGCCATTCGTTTCCAGCCACTGGAAAAGCTCGACCTCCAACGCCTTTAGTTCAGGACTTTTTAAACGGTCAATAAACACTTCCTTTGTCACGAAATCCGACACCTGCGCGACGTTGGTGTGGATGATCATTTCCGTCCAAGCGTTGGTGGATATAACCGTCTGCAGAACAGGGAGCCCGGCTTCATCAAGAACCGGTTCGCCGGTTTCTTCATTGCAGGCTTCCACTTCGTTTGTGCTGACATCCTCGTGCGGGATCAGCGTCTTGAGGTTGCGGCCGTAACCGATATCCATAACGTCCCAGTTCGGATTCTCGGTCACCGTCTTTCCGCCGATATAGCTGTCGCTGTATTTAATCAGCTCGGAATCCGTGCGCAGAATCGCCCCGTCAATCTTGCTGTAAATAATCGCCTCACCATAGATCAGCCCCGCCGCCAGTGTTGTTATAAAAATCATTTTCTTCATTTTTTCTCCCTTCAGATTTCAGTTTAAAAATTCAAGTTTCTAAGGCATCAGCTGCCAGCCGAGCTCCAGCGCCGCGCAGATATAGATCGCCCCGGACGTGGATACATACATGCCGCCGACAACCGGTGCCGGAGGCGTCGCCTGTGGAACCATCACCATCACAGGCATTTCGATACGGTCGGAACTGATCCTCACCGTCAGCCCCGTCGCACCCTGCGGCCGCAAATCCATGCGCGGCTTGCCATGATCGTTCCAGATGCGCAGCACGCGCAGCGTTTCATTGGCGATTGCATCATCCGGGTGAATATCCGGATCGAACGAATAGAGGCGCATAATGCTGCTGTCGGTACCGGGCGGATGAATCCGCTTGATCGGGCCGCGCATCTCTCCGCCGCCTTTCGGCAGCGAATCCTGATTCACAACCTCGGCGCGAGCCTTCGCCGCAGAAATCAAGGCGAGAGCCAGCAGCAGAATGCACATCATCCCGCGAAACGGATTTTTTGTCATTGTGCACCTCCGGTCTGCATCGCAGCCAGAACCGCACCGCGCAGCGCATCGGCCAGCGGCCCTTTAACAGGCAGCGGGCCGAACCTCGCGGCGGCCGTCAGCGTCTGCATATAAAATTCATCACCGAGAATCGCCTGCAGCTGCTCTGCGGCCAGAACCAACTGCACATCCATTACCGCCTTGCGCTGCGGCCGCGCATCGAGCGCCCCGGCAATCAGCATCGGCTCTCCGGCCGGGATCGTGTATTCGAACGGAGCTGTCCAGGTCGCCGGGTTGGTCACAACCGTTACAACCGCCGCCTGCTGCTGCACCGTATTGGTCACCGTTTCGTCCGGCTGCATGCCGTAATAAAGATTCGTGCGGATATCGGTAACCGTCTGCCACTCATACACGGTATTCGTGGCCACTGTTTCCGGATGGAATTCCAAAGCCCGGAACTCAATCCGTTCCGGAGTCACCTTCACACCGATCCGCAGCTCCACGCTCTCCTGGGCAAGTGCCGCCAGTGCCGTAAAAATCATGATCCATCCGATTTGTCTGATTCGTCCCATAACTCCCTCCCGTTTTACGGTGCAATAAACTCCAGCCCGTTTGTTGTGCACACAAGACTCCATCCATTGGTAAAAATAATCAGGCTCGCTCCGGTGACTTCCGCGCCGTTGAGCAACAGCGTATCCGCTTTCACCCGCATCTCACTGGCCCCGTCCGGCTGCATGGCCCGGATGAATCCGCTGGTTGCGGACGGAACGGAAAACTGCAGCACATAGTTGGTGCCGATGGCGGCCGGGTAACTGTTGGTTAAATAGTCCGTAACACGAGTCCACGCACCGGCCCTCAAGTCAGAGGCATATTCTGCAAACGGCGCAGAGATCACCCCGTTGGTCAGAACCTGCAGCGTAATCACATCGTTGCTGCCATCGGGCTCAATCAAAAAGTTCTTTGCAACACTCACCCCGGTCGCGTCGGGCTTGAGATCCAGAAGCGGGTAATCATTCACTGCAAAGGTCATCGCATCATCCACGCCGGACAGCGTTCCGTCTCCGGAGATTTCCCCGGCCGAAAGAATCCAGCGGCTTCCCGCCCAGATCTGGTTCCAGTTGCGATTCAGCCGCAGCTGGGCTCCGGACAAAACCTTTGTGCTGTCGACGCTGTAGGAGGCCAGTTGCAAATCACCATAGGCTCTTGCGGCGGCATCCTGCTTGTCCACATACCGCCGGGGTGTGACCGACTCTTCATCGGCCGGCTCTTCAATTACGCGCAGCCCGGAAACCGTTTTCGGTTCTTCCGCCTCGGCAGCGTTGGAATAGCCCGTAATGCGAACCGAGTGCACTGTCAGTCCGGCGGTCTGTCCTGGCATCGTATCGCCGCAGGTAATGCGCAGCACGCCGTTCGAGCCTTGGTACGGCGCACTCAGCTGATTGGTTCCGGCAGTTATCCACGCTGTCCATCCGGTACCGTTCCCGGATGAAGAGGCGGTCACCTCGTACCGGGCAACGCCCCCGGTCTGCACCGGGCTCTCCAGCGTTTCGCCCGCCGTCAGAAAAATAGTGTTATCCGGCATCAAATCGCCGGAGGTAATCCATCCGGTCCACACGGCGTCATTTAAGACGGTTACCGCGCTGTTGAGCCGAACGGCGTCCGTATAAGTCAGCCCGATTTCAGACCAGCTGGTAATGGGCCGATCCAGCAGCAAACCGTCCAGCGGCTGCGTGCCTTCGACAATGCCGCTCACAACCGGCCCGGCCACCGGATCGCTTTCCGGCCACCGGTTTATTAAATCCGCCCGGACGGCCGCAGCGAGCAGCAGAGCACAGCCAACTTTCCACAGTCCACGTTTCACAATCCGCCTCCTCACCACTCCACCGCACCAACCGCATTGGTTTTACTTGCCGGACTGATCACATAGACTGCACCCTGCGGAACACCGTCACCGCTTTCGCTCCAGTGGGCGTTTTCCCCGAACAGCATGAAGCCGTCGCCTTCCGACCCGGCCGCATAAACCTGTACCCAGACCGGCCCTTCATCCTGCAGCTGAATCACAAATCCACGGCGCGGCCCGATGGGCACCGCCTGCAGCGTCACCATCCCGTTCAGCTCTGTGCCCGCTACAAACACCGGTTCGTTGGTTCCAAGCGTTCCGGCGTTCTGCGCCATATAGGTATTGAGGCCCCGGCGGATGATGTTGCCTTGACCCACCGCATTGGTTGCCGTCCACGCTTCTCCGGATCCACGCGGGAGATTCCGCTCCGGCAAAACCTTGACCGCATTCGTTCCAACCTCAAACGGCGCAGCAGCCGCCGCGCAACACAGTGCCATCAAAATCAGTCCGCTCTGTCCAATCCGTCTCATCGTTTTCCCTTTCTGTTAATCAACATGCTTCAATCGGTAAGGCCTATGGGTTCCAGTCCCGGAAGTGCTGCCGACCTTCCTGCACCAGACCGGCTCCGCCGGGCGGCGGCGGCTTATTCGGCTTCGGCAGGCCCAGATCGGCTGTGCCTTTGGAAATCCGGGTGAGCAGCGCAACAGCCCGCTCATAGCGTTTGGTAATCTCTTCTGTGCTGCCGGGGCCGGTCGCCAGATTGTAGATGCCGATATCCACGCAGCAGATCTTCAGCACCGGCGGAATTACAGGCAGCGGCATTTCATACCGGGCATTCAGATACACATCGCACTCACTGGACGCATCCGACAGCGCTCGGGCAATCGAAACCTCATCAAGCCGTTCTTCCGCCTCCGGGGTGTCCGGCTCAGCGTCCGGATCGGGCGGCAAAGCGGCTATTGTCCAGAGCAAATCCTCCCCGTAGCGGTCAGTCACATCCTGTTGCGTCGCATAGATCACTCTTTACCCTCCAAATCCTCTTTTTTGTCCCGTTACGGGTCTGCCGTACGGCTTTCGGGAGCTATCCCCTAGAATCACCGTTTAAAAACCCCAGAACCCCGTTTAAATTCGCGAACGCCCCGCCTCGGCGCGTACTCGGTCGCTGAACCCGCCGAGCGGCACAGCGGCGTTTTAAACCGCCTTTAGTTTTCCGAACTCCGGAAGGATTCCTTCCGAGGTTGGGAAAACTCCGGGAGCGGGGCACCCCAACCCCCGGAGCGGCGATTAAATCGCGGAGATTATTCAGCCGTTCCATCGGCCATATAAGCCTGCTGCCAGAGGCCGTAGCCGCCGTTTCCGCGAGCTTCGACACCGAAGTTCAATTCGGCGCGTTTGAAGACCTCTTCGGTTTCCTCGCCGGTCTGCTTCACAAAGACCGGTTT